CAGCAGAAGCTAATAAAATTGCTTTTCTTGTTGAGCTAAACCTATCAACAGTTATTAGAGCTACAGACTTTTATACAGACATAACTTACAACTCAGAAACATATCAAGCTGGCGGTTCTTATTTAACTGTAGATACAACTCAAGAAACAGGAGAGCTTAAAGTTGATGAAATTAATATTAGATTCTCAAATGTAACAGATGAAGTAAGAGCATTAATTAATACTGGTGCTTATATAGATAAATCTGTAAATGTTTATATAGCTTTTATGGATTCTAGCGATGCTTTAGTTGGTGCTATTAATTACTTTACAGGCAAAATTAGATCAGTCTCTATAGCTGAAAGCACTTCAGATTCTAAAGTTAGTATTGTAGTTGCTAATCATTGGAGTAATTGGAACTTAACAAAAGGCAGACATTATTCAGACGAATCACAACAAAACTTTTCTTCAGGCGATAAAGGTCTTGAATATGCAACACAAACTAAATCAGATGTAAGGTGGGGTAGCTAATATGTCTCCAATGCAAGTTTTCTCAGCAATAGGTTCTTTTGTAGCTAGAGCTAAAGCTGTTGCTTCATTTGTATCAACAGTATTTAGAGTAGCTACTGTATTAATAGGTATTAAAAACTTTTCTCAAGCAAAAGATATGCTTGCTAAAGGTCAAGACATACTTGCTAACAAAACAGCAGCAGGCGGAAAGATACCTGTTATTTATGGTAGACGTAGAGTAGGCGCACAAATTGTATATATGGATACCGCTTCTAATAGAAGTAAGGATTTATTTATTGTCTATGCTTTATCGGTTGGTGAATGTGAACAAATAGAAGGTACAACAATAGAGCTTGATGGCAACCCTATTACTGATCCAAATAGATTTAGAGATGGTTGGTATATAGGTTCAGATAAAATAAGTTCAGGTGCAGGAAGTCTCAATACTGCATCTCAAGTTGGAACTAACAATGGAACTGCTAGTGCTGGCGGTGGTGGATCTGATCCAACTAAAAGATATAGAGCTGTATTTAATCTACATCATGGAGCAGCCACACAAACTGCTGATCCTATGCTTAGAGCTTCAGTAGCTAGCGAGTGGACTACAGCACATAAATTAAATGGCATAACTTACATAGCAGCATCGTATGAGTATGACACTAAAGCTATGTTTAAATCAGTTCCGCAACTAACTGTAGTTGTAAAAGGGCAAAAAGTTTACGATCCTAGAGAAGACTCAACAGTTACAGGTGGTAGTGGTTCACAAAGATTAGCAACACCATCTACTTATGCTTGGAATGATAATGCTGCTTGCTGTTTCCTGAATTATTTGACTAATGATGAGTATGGTAAAGGTTTAACAGCTAGTGATTTAGATTTAGAATCTTTTAGAGTAGCAGCAGAACTTACTGATACATTGGTTGATACACCTGATTTTAATGGTTCTTATGCTTCTACTACATGGAGTGCAAGTGGTGCTTCAACAGCTACTAATGTAATTACATTTGCTAATGAATCTCAATGGTCTAAATACAAACTAGGCGATACTTTATCTTTAAAAGATAGTAGTGGAAATTTAGTTGTAAATGAAAAAACAATATCAGACATTCAAAGAAATGCTTTTTATGGTCAAACACAACAAAACATAATAATTATAGATGATGAAATTGATGATGATTATGATGATGAGGTTGGTACTTCATTAGTTAAATCAAAACGCTTTCATTGTAATGGTGTAATAGATACTAATAAAAACGTCATGGAAAATGCCAAAGAATTGCTTGGTAATATGCGTGGTATCTTAAATTATGTTAATGGTAAATATGAATTATTAATTGAAGATACTGGTTCTTCAGAATTTACAGTTACAGACGATCATATTATAGATGGCATATCTATTGATTATGGTAATAAAGATAATAGAGCAAATAAGGTTGTAGTTGAATTCTTTAATGGCGCACAAGGTTATGAGCAAGATACCGCTACTGTTTATCACAATAATAGTTCTTCTACTTACAAAAATGATGATGGCGGTGAAGAATTAGAGGTTAAAGTTGCAGCACCATTAGCAGTATCACCTTATGTAGCTTGGAATATGGGTAAGGCTGTATTAGCTAGATCAAGATATCAAACCTCTATTAACTTTATGGCAACGCCTGAATTATATAAAGTTAATGTAGGATCAATTATTACAGTTACTTATGCTGGTCTTGGTTTATCAGGCAAATTATTTAGAATTGAAACTATGGACTTACAGGCAAATGGCTTAATAGCTATTAGCGCAATAGAGTATATTGATATTTATACTTGGCAAGTACCACCAGTTGAAAGCGTACCACCTAAATCTGATCCACCTACAGGTTTTGAATTAGTAGTTCCAACAGGATTATTGCTTACTGATACTAGTGCTAACAACCCAAGAGCTTATCTATCATGGACTGCAAATTTAAACTATCCAGTTGATTCCTATAGAGTTATTGTTTTAGATTCAAACTCTAATTCAGTTATAAACGCTATTGTTAATAGCAATTATATTTATTTAGATTTACTTCCTGTTGGTACTTATAACGCTACAGTTACAGCAATAAATAGTGTAGGTACAGAAAGTGAACCATCTACACCTGTTTATCAATTTACTATAGCTAAAGAACCTATTGCTACAGACGATGTTCAAGACGATGCTATAACTAATTTAAAAGTACATGATTTAAGTGCAGCAAAAATTAATACTGGTGAACTTAATTTAGGTACAGCTTCAGGCATGGCTGTTAAACAAGCCAAGTCAGGATATACAGATACAACGACTGGATTTTGGCTAGGTAATGATAGCGGTACGCCTAAATTCAACATTGGAACTAGCACAAACTATTTAAAGTTTGATGGCTCTGATTTAGATATAGCAGGAGAAATATCTGCTACTACAGGAAGTATTGGTGGTTTTACATTAGGCACAACATCAATAATAGATGCTGCTGATTCTTTTGGACTATCTTCTGCTGTAACAGCAGGTGATGATGTTAGATTCTTTGCAGGTAATACGTTAGCTAATAAAAACATAGCACCTTTTAAAGTAACTGAATCAGGTGAGTTGACTGCTAATGATGCAATTATTACAGGTGACTTAACCCTTACTAATATTGATGGAACTACTGTAACTTATACAGGCAATAATGATTTACAAGTAGGAAGTATCGGTGGTACTAATATAAATCCATCATCTATAAGCACATCTAAAATATTGGCTCATGCTACATCTATAATTAACCCAGTTTCTGCTACAGGCAATGTATATCGTTATGGTGGTTACAACGATATAGGTACAGTAGTAAATACCATACCAAGTGCAATCACCTTGTCTTACAACTCTACTGAAAATGCCTTATCTTTAGTTTCAGATGGCAATACTTCTATAAGAAGTGACTCATTTGAAATAGACCACAATTCTATATACAAATTATCTCTACAAATTAAAAAAACTACTACTGGTGGACTTTGGTATGTAGGGGCTACGCAATTCACGTCTTTTGTTTCAGGTTCATCTTCAGATGGTGGTAACAGTCAAACATCAACAAATTTTGGTGTTTATAATGCTAACAGGGCTGCAGGAACAGATGCTAGCAATGTCTATTTTGCATCAAGAGCCGTAAATAGTACTAGTTATAGTGAGATGGTTGTTTATTTGATTGGTTCTGAAGTTGATTTAGATGAAGTGCCAAATCATTACTACTTAAATGCCAATGGTACACCTTATGTGCGATTAGCTAGCTCTTCTACACATGCAGGCATAAGAATCTTAAACTGGGGTAATGGTAGTACAACTAGAACATTACTAGTTAAGAATATAACTATGGCTAAAATGACTGCAAATACTATTGTTGCAGAAAATATATTTACAACCAACTTAGCAGCAATAAATTCTGATTTAGGAAGTATTACAGCAGGGTCATTAAATATAAATAGTGTCTTTACTGTATCTCCTACAGGTGTCGTTGTAGCAAGTTCAGGAACAATTGGTGGCTTTACATTAGGCACAACATCTTTAACTAACCCTACAGCAAATAGTAAAATACAAATAGGAAGTGGGTCTTCTATATTTACTGTTGATAGTAATGGTATCTATACAGGAAATAGTAGTTTTGCTTCTGCTCCATTTAAAGTTAATGCTTCAGGCTCAGTACAAACTACAAACAGTTTTACAGCAGGTACAACTGGTACGTCAAATATAGCTGTTATGAGTGGTTCAGATGCTACTTACAGATTTTGGTCAGGCAATCAATCTCCAACAAGTGCAAATTTTTCAGTAGATAAAACAGGTAAAGTTGTAGCTCAAAACTTAGTATTAAAGTTATTAGATGGAACAGTATTCTTTGACTCTTCAACAGGTTTTACTTCTTCAGCTTTATCACAAATATCAACAACTACAGGAACAAAAGTATCAACTATATCTAGCACCTTTGATGCAGATACAGAATTTGAAAGCGTAACAGTAACAGAACAGACAACAGTAAATGTATCAGTTAGCTTAAATACTTTATTTGGTGGTAGCGGTAGCAGTAATCAAAACGAAGCAACTTCAATAAGTAATTCAGAAGCAGACATACCTGATAATTTTACTTTAGTAATTCAACATTCAAGCGATGGTGGTACTAATTACAGCAACCTCAAAACGCAACAATTTACTAAAGTTAATACTGGAACTCCTACATCTACACAATACAAAATTACAACTGATACTACTATTTTATTTATTGGTGGTCAGGGTGGTATAGCATTTGAATCTAACTCTTCAACAGATATAGGTTCAGGTTGTGTAGATTCTACAGGTAATACTGTATTAACTCATACAGGCTTAGTTTTAACAGTATCAGGTGTAAGTACAACTCATAGAATAAAAGCTACAGTATCAACAACCGATTCTAGTTATGACACTATAAATAAAGTAACATCAACAGCACCTAGAGTATTACAAACTACAGATCCTAGCGGTAGTGGTTTTTATGTATCTGATGGAGATGGTACACAAGTTGCACCTTCAGGTGATATCACTAGAGTGCAAATTACAACTGATGCTAGTAGCGGATTAACAGGTGGTGCAAACTTCTTATCAGGCGATGCTTTATTTAGTCTTGGATTAGCTTCTACTATTGCAGGCAATAAGACCTTCTCTAACAACGTCATAATAGGTGGAGATTTAGACGTACAGGGAACTACAACAACTATAGATACAGC